GAGAAATTAAATATTGTTATGAATAAACTAAGATATGAGCTTTTAGCAGTAGATCCAGATAGTACGGATAACGATTTATCTAAAAGCGTAGTTTATACTTCCGATGATATTTCTACGATTAAAGAATACATAGAGAGTAATCTTATATCTTCAAATAAGATTTTATATCTGCATGATAGGCAAGAAGATATTATTACAGGGATTACTAGGAAGCAAAAATAGGGCCTTTACTTAAAAAGTCTTCCGAGGGATAAGAAGCAGAATTGGCATCGTCAGGATGAAGTAAGCTAGAAACTAAATCAGATCGTATAGGTCTTAGCTTGATAAAAGCACTTTGTTCTTGCGCTCGTTTTAAAGTAGTAGTTGTACTATCTCCAGCAGCAGCACTGATATATAGTTCCTTATTAATTGCTATCCCTACATGACTTATCTTGCTCAATTCTCTTCCAAAAAATAGAATACTGCCTTTATCTAAAGCTGGCTTCCAACTTTTATCTAGTAAATACCTATGTAAATCTTTGGCCGTCATATCTAACTTATTATCTACTCTCCCGAAACCTTTCAACACTTCCAGAATAAAACCAGAACAATCAAAATACATAGGGCCGTTACCTCCCCATAAATAGGGTTGCCCAATAAATCTTGAAGCATATTCTACCATCCTGCTTGAATAGTTCATGGTTACTTCTTATCTTTACCAGAAAGTGCTTTTAAAATATTAAAAATTAATTGATAAACAGCATTTGCTTTAATTGCAGGTATCGCGGCCAATGCCTCAGATACTCCGAATAGTACAGTAATAGCAATAGTCCACCATTGTACTATCTTTTCAGAATTAGTTGGTTCGGTAATAACTGCTGGATCAGCACAAAGAACAATCATTGGGAATACTAATAATAAAGCAATAAGTAATCTTTTCATAAAAACCCCTCCTTCCATAATATTAATTATGAACTAGAATTTTCAAATTGCCATCTATAATATTGTCAATTGATAAACAATGGTGCATTGATTAAATTATAAGTTTGGTTTAAAATATAGATAAGGGAGGGAATTTTGGAGGAAGACAAACCTATTGAAGAAGTTAATAAACCAGAGAGAGAGAAGATAACTAGAGAAAGTCATCCTGAATATTTCAATGAGAATGGTAGATTTTTGCCCGGAAATAAAGTTGGCGTTAGATTAGGACACGGACAAGTAATTAATGAAAAGAATAGAGTTGAGGCATTTAAAAAATCATGGGAGCAAAAAAGATTTAGAAAACAACTATTCCAAGAATTAGCTACCCATGAGATAAAAGTTAAAGATGGTAGAATGATTAATTTCCTTCAAGCATTTATAGATCAACTCAAATTTGTAATGTTAGCTCCCGATAGTGAAGTAGAAAAAGCAGGATATGAACCTCTAACTATTAATGAGAAAATAAATCATTTCATTAAATTGATAGAAAGAATTACTCCAGATGAGCAAAACGTAAAGATAACCTCCGATATGCCTGTTCAAATTACTTTTAATAGTAATGATAAGAATGCTTTTTAAAAAATGTTTGAAAAAAATGAAAAACAAGAAAAAGCAACAGAGATATTATCAAATAGAGAGCTAGTCGATTTACTTTTATATGGTGGTGGTCGTTCGGGCAAAACTGCTTGGGCGATATATACCATTTTGAGTAGAGCTATTTGGTGTCCCTCCAGACATCTGATAGCTCGTTCTCATTTTAGTCATGCTAAGCAAGCAGTTTGGTATGATACCCTACCTAAAGTTTTAAAGTTAATGGATAGTGGTTTACCTATAAATAGTTTACCTAATAAGTCGGACTTTTTTTATAAAATACCCACTAGGTTCACTGATCCAGAAGGGAATATTATTTATTCAGAAATATGGTTAGGTGGCCTTGATAATGCCGAACGAACAGAAAAGATTTTAGGTAGAGAATTTTCTACTATATTCCTAAGCGAGATATCGCAAATTAGTTATGATTCATTCTTAACAGTTAAGACTAGATTGGCGGAAAAGAATGAGCTTAGAAAATTATGTTTCTGTGACGAGAACCCTCCTTCCAAAAAACATTGGACTTATAAATATTTTATAGAAAAGATCGACCCTATCGATAAAAGACCGCTTGATAAAAGTACTATTGATAGCATTCAAATGAACCCTATTGATAATTTAAAAAACATAGACCCAGCTTATCTAAAAATGCTAGATCAACTACCTGAACGCAAAAGAAAGCGTTTCAAAGATGGTGTATTTCAAGAAGAAGGTGAGGGCAAGATCTTTAAAGAAGCATGGATAAAAAGAACGTGGGACATTCCTAAAGATATGAGAGTTATTATTGGGGTTGACCCTGCCGTTACCAAAACAGAAAATTCCGATGAATATGGAATTACCGTAATGGGGAGAAGTGGAGATCATGGGTTTCTATTAGCTGATTTATCTAAAAGGTGTACTCCGGGCGAGATGTCTCAGATAGTATTAAAGGCGTACAAAGACTACCAATGCTCTTTAATAGTAGTAGAAACCAATAATGGAGGGGATCATATAGAGGCAGTTATCAGGCATGATGATAAATTCATACCTATCAAGCAGGTTAGAGCTACTAAAGGCAAAGTAAAAAGGGCAACACCAGTCGGGCACTTGTACGAAAAAGGACTAATTTATCACTGCGGATACTTCCCTGATCTCGAAGACGAAATGTGGACGTTTACTGAAGACGAGTCTGAAATGCGTGGATTGCCGTCTCCGAACAGGGTTGACGCTTTGTGCTGGAGTGCATCAGAGCTATTTGATCTCAACTATTCTGAACCGAGAATTAGAATGATTTAGAAAAGAATGCCTTTCTAGTTTGAGTATGAAGGGAAAGGCATTCTTTCTTGATACAATGTAAACTCTTATCACGGAGGATACGGAAAATGAATTATGTGTGAAATAAATATTAGTATAGGTTTTAAAATAATACAATAAAAAAGCATTCAGATTATCTGTGCTAAATATTTATTTTAAATTTTTAAACTTAGCATATATAATTAATAATCATCTTCATTAAACCAAGGTAAGAGACTTGAACTTTTTTAAAAATTTTTTTAAACCAAAGGCATCTAGTACTATAGTTAATTTGTCGGATAAAAGTACTGCCGTATGGCCTGATCGGAATTATGATAACTTTGCCAAAGAAACTTATCTGAAAAATGTAATCTCTTTTCGATGTGTAGATATGATTTCTAAATCGGTTGCCATGGTTAAATGGAAGTTAATGGAGAAGCAAAAAGATGGATATAAGATAGAAATAGTTAATCATCCCTTGATTGATTTAATGTATCGACCTAACCCTACTCAAGGTTGGACTATATTCTGCAAGGGCCTAATCTCTTATCTAACTATGGCAGGGAACTCCTATATCAGAAGGATAGCTCCTATCACAGGCATTAGGAAAGGTATCCCTATTCAAATGGATTTACTAAGGCCTGATAGAGTTAAAGTGCTTATAGCTACTAATGGCGATGTAGTTGGGTATGAATATTCATATACCAGCACAATAGGATCAGGTAGTTATACCAAGCAATACATGATTGATCCTAAAACAGGAAAATCAGATGTTCTTCAAATGAAATTATTTAATCCAGTTGATGATTACTATGGAGCTGCGATCACTGAATCAGTAGCGAGAGAAGTTGATACGCAAAATGCTTCTACGGAGTGGAACAAAAAATTATTAGATAATGAAGCACGTCCCGGAATGGTTATTACCTATAATAAAAACCTATCTGACGATCAATTCTACAGGTTAGAAAACCAGATCAATGCAAAATATAGCGGAAGTAGAAATGCAGGCAAAAATCTAATATTAGAAGGTGCTGAAGGTGCCAAGGTCGATCTATATGGATTCAGTCCTTCCGAGATGGATTTTATACAAGGCAATCAAGAACTATGTAGAAGGATAGCTTCAGGATATGGAGTGCCATCACAGTTGATAGGGATAGCTGGAGATAATACTTATGCTAATTATGAGCAAGCAAGAGAAGCATTCTGGGACGAAACTGTAATCTTTTATCTTGATTTTTTAAAGACTGAATTAAACAATTGGTTTTTTGAAAAGGGTTCTAACATAGAATTATGCTATACCCTAGACGGAATACCAGCGTACGCAAGTAGGCAGAACATGCTATGGGATAGAGCTAAGACTTCCGATTTCATTACTATTAACGAGAAACGAGAGATGGTAGGATATGAGAAAATAGAGGGTGGGGATACTTTATTTGTGCCTATGTCTGCCATTCCTTTGGGTGAAAGTACTAGTTCGGAAGAAAGTACGGAAACAGAAGAGGCAGAAGGCGAGATGGAAGCAGAGACCGAAGAAGAGGCGAAAAGTAAGCTGAGAGCAAGGGGATATACTGAAGAACAGGTTAATGCGATGATGGGGAGTAATTGGTGATCAATTTAAAAGATCGTAATGCCATACTTAGGTATCATCGTTGGGTAATTAAACAATGGGATAAATTAGAAAGTAGATATTCTAAATTAATTCAAAATATTTTAGTAGAGCAATACGAAGAAGTAGCAGAATACATGCTTCATGGTCTAGGATTAGAAAGCATAGAAGAGTCGCTTAGGATTAATACTAGGCAATTAGAAAAGACATTTTACAGTATGTACGAGGAAACTACTCGGATATTTCATACAGAAACTTTATCTGCCGTTAAATTCATTCTCCCCAAAGAATATAAAGCAAGTGAAGAACGCTATTACTACAACATGAATAAATGGATTAAAAAACAGACTGCCAAATTAGTAGTAGGAGTTAACCGAACTACTAAATCAAATATTCGCTCTTTAATTGAAAGGGGCATGAATGAAGGTATGTCTAATAATGAGATAGCAAATGACATCCTAGAATTAAAAGAGATAGCTACTAAATATAGGGCCATTACTATAGCTAGAACAGAAACTCACACTGCCTCCATGAATGCCGAGGTAACTACTTTGAAGGAAGAAGGGTTGCATGGAGTACTCAAAAAATGGAGTGCTACCCTAGATGATAGGACTAGGTTACCTCACTTGGAGGCAGATGCTTATTATAGCAATAACCCTATTCCAG